ATCTTAAAAAAGGCGATACTGGAGTATATCACACTGGGCATTTAGCAAGTGCGGTTTCACACAATAAAGCATTAGAGGAAATCCAAAAACATATCTTTGACGAATGTTATGAGATTGACGAAAGCGTTCCAGCCGAGCCAAAAACCGTCTGGAGAAAAAACCCAATGTATGACTTGGTTCAAGCTGTTTCGGCTATAAAAGTTATGGGCGTTCAGAAATCATTTGATTATATGATGACAAGAAGGGGGTAATTATGAAATTGACAGATTTTTTTGAAGAGAAAGATTTAGAATGGAAGCCTCAAACTGTTGGAAAGACAAAGAATGGGTTTTACGCTATGGTTTTGTGTTATGTCCAAGCTAGGGCTATTCAGAATAGACTAGACGAAGTTTTTGGGTGGGATGGATGGAAAGACGAATACAGGTTTGAAAAAGAAGATTGTATCTGTAGATTGTCTTGTAAAAATGAAAAAGGAGAATGGATAGCAAAAGAAAACGGAGCCCCACAAACTGATATAGAGTCATTTAAGGGTGGTATTTCAGGAGCTTTTAAACGTGTTGCATCCAGTGGTTTTGGAATTGGTCGTTATCTGTATGATCTAGATACTACTTGGGCGGATGTATGCACAAAAGAAGAGTTTAAAGGACTGCATAGCCAACTTGGATGGAACAAGGCTAAAGTAAAGACTGATGCGGGTTATGAAGATTTTTATTGGAAAACCCCAAGTATAGACAAGAAGTTTTTACCAAAGAAAGAAGCAAAACAAGAGTCAAGATACAAAGAAACACTAAACGGAGATGGTATAGACGATATTTTCGGATAGGGAAGGAGATTGACTGGGCTGAACAAAGTCCCTGCTTAGAATCGTGAACTTAACTAAGCCCAGTCTGATACAATGTTTATTTTAGGATATATTTTTGGCGTTATATTTGCATTGAATGTAAAAGAAATCGAAAGGATTGGAAGCGTGAAACTAGTAAAGAAATATGTTGAAAAAATAAAGGCTTTTGTGGTATGGTTGAAGGATGAAGACGATATATCAAAAGGCGTAAGTAATCATAAAAATAAAGACTTTGATAGGAGATAAAAAAATGGAAAAGAAAGATAACTCAGGTATTTTATTCAAGAACGATAAAAAGACAGAAGATAAACACCCTTACTTCAAGGGATCGATTATGGTTGAAGGCAAAGAATACTGGTTGAGTGGCTGGACAAAAAAGACTGTTAACGGAGATCCAATGGTTAGTCTGTCGGTTCAATCAAAAGATAAGAACACCACCACTGCCAGCGTTAAGAGTCGGACTGATGAGGATATAGACGATCAAATACCTTTTTAAGCGGTTATCCCATACTTCCTAAATAGTTAAGATGCCTAATATGACACGCCCGCTTGAGTTTTTTTCGTGTTATGTGTGGTTAAAGCTAGGGATTTAAATGTTGATAGCTAATCTTAATATAGCTTGTTGAAAGTCCAGCGAAAACTATTGAAAACAAAAAGATAAACAAGTAGAATAAGAAGTGCAAAGGAGACAAATAATGAACAAATTCGATATGAAAAATACTGTTTATTTCACTGACTTGGTTAGTGATTCAGTTATAGAAGGCTCTGTTATCACAATAGGACTGTCAACTACAGGATATATTCTTTACACTATATCAGACAATGAAGGACGCGTATACCACAAAGAAGGTGCTTATGTATTCTCTGACAAACAAGAAGCAGAATCTAAATTGCCCGAGTATATGGAAGTCAAAAAGAAGATTGAAGACTTTATGAAAGAATCAAACAAAACAATAGACGATTTAAGGAACTCAATACTTGGAGAGCCTGAAATGCCTGAACATGTAGAAGGTAAAAATGCCAAAAATGAATGAAGATGTCTTTAACAAGATACTAGAACACATAGAGAACGGATTCTCGCTTAGAAGTGCCTGTAAAGATGTGAATGTAGATTACAAGCTGTTTTATGATTATCTAGATAAGGATGAAAATAGAGGTCGGCAATACGCACGTGCACGCGAAGCACAAGCAGAGGGATTTGCTGAGGAAATTGTAGCTATTTCTGATGAGGAAGGCGACACTAATCGGAGCAGATTAAGAATAGATGCCCGTAAATGGGTTGCGTCTAAGTTGAAGCCAAAAGTTTATGGGGATGTTGTAAGGAACGAACATAGTGGGGCTGACGGGAAGCCTATTGAAATAGTTATACGGAAAATAGTCAATTGATTGAACTTCCTATTATAAAGCTTAGAGAGTATCAAAAGCCTGTATGGAACAGATTACACGGTGAAGATATCAAGAAAGCGATCCTTATTTGGCATAGACGTGCTGGAAAGGATTTATTTTGTTTAAACTATATGATAAGTAGAGCAATAGACGAAATAGGGAATTACTGGTTTTTATTACCTGAAAGCCAACAGGTTCGTAATTCTATTTGGGAAGGTATCACAAAAGAAGGACAAAAGTATCTTGAGTTCATCCCAAAAGAGATAGTCCACAAGTTAGACAATCAATCGATGAAGATATATTTACGAAATCCTACTAAACCTTCTGAGTCTGGAAGTATCATATCGTTTTTGGGTGGGGATAGATACGACAAGCGAGTTGGTGCTGGATTAAAAGGATGCGTTATATCAGAATATCCAATGCAAAAGCCTAATCTGTTTGACTTAGCTGTTGAACCTATGCTTAAAGAAACTGGTGGCTGGGTGCTATTTAATGGCACTCCTAGAGGAAATAACCACGCTAAAACAATGTATGACTTCTTAAAAGGAGAGTCTAAATATCTTGCGTCTCTGTTGACTATAAAAGATACTGGTGTTGTAAGAGAGGAAGACTTGGATGAGGAAAGAAGACGTGGAAAGCCTGAAGAGATAATACAACAGGAATACTATTGTTCGTTTGAAGGAGCTATTTTCGGAAGTTATTATGGGGACTTGCTAAAGAAATACGAAAGCCAAGTTGGTGCTTATCCTTATAACTCTACAAGACAGGTTCATACAATATGGGATTTAGGTGTTTCAGATAGCACTGCGATTTGGTTCGTTCAGTTTATTGACGGCAAGATTCACTTAATTGATTACTATGAAAACAGTAGTTATGGACTTCAACACTATGTAGGCGTGATAACAGAAAAGAAATATATGTATGGAAGCCACAACTTACCACACGATGGTGCACAAAGACAACTTACATCCACAGAAAGAGCTTTAAGTGTTGATAGTCAAATAAAACAATTAGGGTTAGTAAATGTAAAAGTCCACGAAAGAACAAAAGATGTATATGGTGAGATATCCGCCACACGTTCTATTTTAAGCAGATGTTTCTTTGATAAGGAAAAGACTGCTGATGGTTATGAGGCTTTAAAACAATATAGAAGAGACTTTGATGAGGGAAGACAAAGATTTAAGGATACACCTCTTCACGACTGGACATCTCACGGTGCTGACGCGTTTAGATTACTTATAAGATTACAAGGAGACGTTAAGCCTATAAATAGGAGTCCAAAGAAATGGAACGGAGCTTTTTAGATAAGGTTAACTATTGGCTTGAAGAGGCTAACGTAGATAAATCAGTTGCTGAAATATTCGAGGCAAATAAAGACAAGATAGAGATAGAAGAGTCTGACAAGGGTGTTCTTGCGTATGCTATTATGCCTGATTTTAAGGGTGGAAAGTCTTTAATAGAAATTTTCTTGTATTTAAAAAGAGAATATCGTATACTTACGAATGTAAATACAATGATGATCCGATTAGAGGAAATAGCCAAAGACAAAGGATGTAATTCTATTTGTATCGGTTCTAATTACGGTTATAAGGACTTGAAGTTTATTCGGTTCTTAGAGAGAAGGGGGTATCGGACAGATACTTTAAAGAAGGAAATATAAATGGCTGCTTTAACTACTATAGCTGCGGTTGGTCTTGGAATCAGTGCGGTATCTGCTGGTGTTGGAATGTATCAATCTAATGAGGCTAAAAAAGACGCGGAGGCTCTTGCTAATCAAGAGAATGCACGCATTGGCGCTGAAAACAAGATAGCTCTCGAAAAAAGAAAATCACTTATTGATAAACAACGAAGACAAATAGGGGCTGGTTCTGGTTATACAACAAATCCTACTGGTTCTATTGGAATTGATACAAACGAAGGATTATTGGGATGATTGCTAAAGACATTATAGCTAGATATAACAACGCTAAATCAAAAAAAGGCACTTGGGATAATAAATATCAAGAAGTGTTTAAATATACGATGCCTGACCGCGATAACTTCTATAAGCCCAATGATCCAAATAAAAACTATTCAAGCGGTGAAGATAAGCGAGTTGGTCTATATAGCTCTGTTGGAGAAAACTCTGCTGATGCTTTCGTAAACAGAATACAATCAATTTTAACTCCTATTCAAAAGGGATGGGTTGGTTTGCAGGTTAGTGATTTATTCGACAATCAAGAACAGATGAATGAGGAATTAGACAAGATATCTGATTTAGTAAATGCACATAAGAACGCATCAAACTTTGATTCTGCTATTACTGAATTCTATTATGATTTACTTGCTGGAACTGCGTGTCTTCTTGTAACTGAAGGAACGCAACGTTCACCTTTAAATTTCAAGACAATTCCATTGAATGAATTTTGTATTGAGGAAGGTGTTGATAGTGAGGTAAGCCACGTATACCGCAAGTTTTCAATGAGGAAAGAAGTTGCTAAATATCAATGGGCAGAATTAAACGACTTAGAGCTGACCGAATCTGACATAAAAGGAAGTAAAGACTTAGAGCTGATTGAATGTGTCTACAAGGATTACAAGA